TTCATATCTATGTTTTTCATATTGAAAATTAAGATTAGCATCCTTTAGTGCTTTGTAACAGTGTACTTCTAGGTTAGATTTAAATAATATATTGTGATATTTGAGAGGAGTAGCATTACGAACCTTTTTATTTACAGGTTTTTTTGTTCTCCTTTTGAATTGCATAGTATAATATTGCTAAATAATTTATTCCGTCTTGTATTGTATCAAATACGGATTCTTCTTTTACTTGAGTTTCTGTGTCAAGTATGTTGCCTATTCTTGCTAGTTTATCTGATAGTCTAACTAATATACCTTGTGGTATAGATATCTTTGCTACGCTTGCAGATAATCTAAAGTTACCTAAACCATCATCTACGTTGCCTGAATAGTCAGCGTTTTTTTTAGTCATTGTAGATATGGCTTCTTCGTATAGTTTTTTACTATCTTCTACTAATGTGTTATTCATTTGTTTGTTTATGTATTAATCTATAGATTTTTTTCCATGTAAACATTTTACCTAAATTGTTATCATCAATATATATATCAGCTGATATTTTTCTGGTATCTGTTCCATATTTTTTTATTCTTTCAGGATCGTTTTCGTTTATTAGATGGTGTTTAATACCATATCTGTATAAAAAAGATTTTGCTTCTTCAAATTTACTTCCTGATCTGCAAGTATTAATTATTATAAAGTATCCTTCTTTGTGAAGTTTATTTATGTATTTTATAGCGTTTGGATTAACTTCTCCAAGTTCAGGATAGCTGCTTTCCTTTGTTATTGTTCCATCGAAGTCAATTGCTAATGTTAATTTTTTATTATTCATTTAACAGTTTGTTTAATAATTCTTTAGTTTTATCTATACCTATTTCTTTTATACAGTCACTTACATCTTTTATACTGTATAAGTCTAAGTAATGTTTTGGTATATGTGTGTTTTTTAGGTTGTATTTTTCACTTAGTTTTTTAGCTCCTTGTATACCACCTTCATCATAGTCATATAGTACAACTATATCTTTGAATTTTTCTTTCAAATATTTCATTATACTTGTTGGTACATGTGTTTGTTCACTTTGGGGGGCTATGGCGTTGAAGCCTAGTTCATATAAAGACATAACATCCTTTAGGGATTTAGTTATGATAAGTAAATTACCAGTTTCTGGTAGTTGTTGTATGCCTTGTATGTCATAATTGTCACAATTAGTTCTCCATTTGTCTTTTTTGGTTTCAGAATACGGTCTGTATATTTTAAATTTATCAAATAATTTATAAGCATACATTGGTTGGAGTTTTGAGTAAATTAAATTACTTAACTTATCTCCTATCCAAAAGTGTTTTATTGGATATACTTTAAAGTGTTTCAATGTTTCTTTAGTTATACTATATTGTGACCAGTAGTCTTTATCTGTATTTGTAAAGTATTTTTGTTGAATACTTATGGATACATTTTTATTAGTGTAATTTACTTTTATTGGTTTTGTAGTTTTAACATGTTGTTTAACTACTGTATCTTCCCACATCTTTTCAAGAGCTTCTTTAAATGATAATGAGAATAAGCGTTGTACAAATTTAACTATACCACCGGATTCACCAGTTTTAAAGTCTTTGTATAGTAAATCACCCTGTTTTGTTTCAAAGATACTCCATGATGGATTTCTATCTGTGCGAAATGGGGACGATATTGCTTTGTTAATTTTTATTGGTTTAGATATGTAATATTTATAGATACTAAATTGGTTAGTTTTTGTTAAAATTTTCTCTAAACTAAGTTCGTCTGTAACTTTTGTTGTATCATAAACCATATTATGGGTATTAATAAAAAGGGGTTAAGCTAAGGGCATAGTTGTTATTAAATCATCATTACTAGCAATGTTAAGTTTTAACCCCTTTGGGTTTATTTAGAACGGTAAGTCAGATTTGACTTCCGTAGGTAATTCTGTGTTGGCTTTATCTTTTGGTTTGAACGGATTACTTTCAGATGTGTTAGCATCGGGAATTTCTTTTTTCATTTTATCAATGGAAAGAATTTCTAATTTAGTTTTATCTACGCTCATAAGTTCGATAAAGGGTACATACCTTGGTAATGAAGTATAGTTATTAAATGAATAAATTACTTTTATTCTAACTTTCTTACCTTTGTAAGTTTCACCTAATAGGTTAATAGTATTTTCGCAAAATGATTTAAAATCAGTCACGCTAAATACATACTTGTCTTCAGGTATAAACTTAGTTACGATATGTTTTACTCGTTTTATTTGGTTTTTAGTCTTATTTTCGAGTCGTTCATCATCTTCGTCTCTAGGTTTCCATTCTGTGTGAGATAATTTCTTACCATCTTTTTCAAATTGGAAAACCATAAATTCGCTTCCTTCTGAACTTGTTTTAAATTCGACTTTTATTAATTCTACATCATCGTGTATTCCTACGTCTAGAAAGTTTGCTCCACTTCCTTCGGAATCGATGCTGGTGTTAACGTCATACATATATTGTACTCCTTATTATTATTGTTGTTTATTTAATCTTTCTTCTACTCTCGCAATGAATGGTCTATAGTCGTTAGGTATAGTTTCTTCTCCTTCGTTCTGAAATATGGGTGGGGTTTTACCAGAGGATTCTCCGTCTGAATTTAGTTCGATAATATACTTACGTTTACCATCTTCTATTTTCATGTCAACGAAATGAGTGATAGTAAATTCTTTTTCTACCATTCCTTTCCATTCTTTTCCTTTAACCATTATTCGTTTTTCAATCGCCCCTTTTTCATTCTCTACCCACTCGTAGTGAGCTGTAACAACTATGTGTTTAGGAAACTTTTTAACCATATATAAAAGTTTACCTATTTCTTCATTGTAATAGTTCCAAATATCAAATCCTTTTTTTGTGTCTCTAGCAGTCTTTAATAGACTGTCAAGGTATGCAGAGAAACTGTCAAGTACTACTATTTTTATAGCACTATTTTTGGCATATTCGATAAGTTTTTGATAACATTCTTTCCAAGTATCTGGAGTACTGTAGTACTTGAATCTGTTTATAAAAGGTAAAGGTTTGGATTCCATGTTTACAAAGCCTGTTGTTTCAGGATCTAAGTTACGTAGAGTCATTGTCTTGCCTTTGCCCGACATACCTACCAGAGCAAACTGATATGGTGTCTTATTCATTAATTTTAATTTTTAAAAATATTGTTGAGGAATTAAATAACCGTAATTGCGTTCGGGAACCGTTAGGCCCACGGTGGTCAAACTATACTTTTGGACAGTACTTGTTTATGTCTAATTCTAACCTCAATAACTCTCAACTATATTGTGGTTTATTTTATTGAAATTTTAGGTATTTCTTACCATAGCGATCTTCCTTTACAGGAATTGTATCACCATTTATGTTAACATATTCATTATAATATTCATCTCTGTAAATGTCATATTGATTATATCCTATTTTAACCCAATTGTTATGAACTGTAACTTTGTCATAGCAAGTGTTGTATTGAACTGGTCTGTCAGAATGTTGTTTTTTGACAAGTCTTTGTTGTCCACCTTGGTTAAGATTTACATTAACTATTACTTCTCTATCGTCTTCTTCTTCAAATATATCTCCAACAAAAATATGTTTTTGCTTTATTGGTTGTATTCGACAAATGGGTTGTTGTTTTATTCTAGGTATTGAATAATTACCTAATAAACCAAGATGTCTTGATTCTTCAAAGTCGTAGTTGTTATTATAATCGTTAACATAGTTTTTCACAATGTATCTTTCAATTGCTTTAAGTATATAAGTAAAGTCATTTATTAAGTCATAAGCTTTGAACTTACGTCCATCTAAACGATCAAGTACGTCTATATCTTTTTCTACATAATAGTCAAATTTCTTTGAACTACCAAATACGATAACGTCCATTGCTTGCATTTGTTTAATGGATGCTCCGAATTCTTTCCTTAAAAATGGATATTTTTTTAATTCTTTTATTAAAGCCTTTACGTAATAGCCATTACTACCATCTGTGTTTATAATTACAAATGAAGATTTCCTATTAGTTCGTTGTTTACCTCCTCGAAGAAGTAAATTTGAAAGGTTTGATACATTTTGTGATAAATTTAAAAACGCTGTATTTCGTCTCATTTTTTTGTGATTTTAATTTTTTAATTGAAATGGTTTTGCTTCATCAATTGAGTTATACTTTAAATTATTGATAAAGCTTAAAATTTTGGGAGCTCCTTCCCTTACCTTTAGGAAATGCATATATATCATGTTTTCGACAGGTAAATTGCTTGGCCCATATGCGGAAATTCCTAGTTGCTCGGGGGAGTGTATTACTATAACATAATCAGAGGATTGAAATACGCTATCACTACCAAATATATCCCTTCGCATCGGGTAATGCATTGCTCGATTTGTTAATCTTTCATTACCTTCTATTTGGCGATTCATTTGGCTTATTTGCAAGATAGTTGTTTTACCAGCTTTCTTTGCTTCCATAAAAACTCTTTGTAAGCTATATAGACTTTCTCTCTCATTAACGTTTACTTTCGTTTTAGTAAGAAGAGTATGGTCTAATATAACTATCAACCATTTTTTTGGGAAAAGTTTAGTTTGGAAATGTTTAATAGTGTTTTGTATTTCATCAACAGTGCCCGGTCTATCTACATAATAGATAGGATACTGTATGATTTTCTCTGCATGTGTTATCGCTTGTTCGTAGTCTGTGTTAGACAAATTAGATTGATTCTTAGTATTACTACTACTGTATAATTCACCTGTTGTTTTCTTCATTTTATATGATAGTTTCCTACCAACTTGTCTTGAAGATAACATTTCAAAATTAAAAGATAATATAATAAAATCATCTTTTGGGTTCATTTCGAATAAATCTGTTTCTAGGCTGTTAACAAACGATGATTTACCGCTACCGCTGATGCCAGCAATGGTATAAATGGTGTTGGGCTCAATACCGCCCATACATTGCCGATTAAATTTACTCCATCGGGTCTTTAGAGACTGGCTAATGCCTTTGCGTCTATTGTCCATGTACCGAAGTATCTCCGATGTAGGCTCTTTAATGTGTTTATAGAATAAAACCTTATTCGATGTCTGTTCCATACCCTTTCTGTTTAGTATCTGTAGTTGTGGCAATTTGGTCACTGACCAAATCAGCAGATTCCTTCCATGCTTCAGATGTGAGCCATGAGGGTAGTCGTTTCATATAAGCCATCTGCCCTTTCGAGCTTTTGTCTTCTAATTCTAGTTCTAGACATTTCAATATGAAGTTGTGCTTCAAGCGGTTGTTTCTAATAATATTACGATAAATTCTTTTACTTCTCTTATGGTCCACTCTGAGGTAATCAACACGACCATCTGGACGTATTGTTTTGACAGGAAAGGTGTTATACAGTTCTGAAAATGGATCATTAGTAAACGTATGATCCTGTATAAATTTCTCTGTTACCTTGATTTCGAAGGTTGCGTACTCATTGGAGGGTGGTTCAACTAGATTAGCATTACGTAATACTTTCAGGTCTTGTAATATATTTTGAAAAGAGTTGCTAATTTTTACGTAATATTTCAGGTGGCCTATTTCCTTCATTGAGGCTAATTTAGCTATGATGTATTGATGAGCTGTTATTTTATTTATTGCTAAATAATTTGTATCAATTTCTAATATCATATACTTATTTTATTATAAAGTCGTATTTATTAGAGGTTTGATAAGTTTGTTAAGTTTGTTTGACTTTTTTGGTTATTGCTCTGAACCTATTTTTTGTATTTGGAATAGGTTTAATTTTAATTATTTTCTTTTTGAATAGAATTTCTTTAAATGATTTAACTCTGATTATTCTTTCTATTGAAACATCATAATTAAATATATCTTTGACAAATTCTGCTTTAGTTTGTTTACTTGCTTTTTTGTATAATGGATATTGTTGTGCTACCATGTCCAAAGCAAGTCTTATTTCTTTACTTCCTGGGTTAGATGTTTCAAGGGTAAAAGTAGGTATTATATGTAAGTCAGAGAAGTTATCTCCAACTATTATACAATCTTTTACTTCATTCATTGCACATCTTCTTTCAACTTCTGTTAAACATATGTTATTTGGTGGTAACATAAAATTTATCTTTTAATTTTTTAACAAATTCTTTTGTGTCTTTTGCTTCAAAAGTTGGTGTTTTAGAACTTACAAACATATGATATATTTGTAAACATTTTTTTGTAAAATCTAAGACATCTTTTTTTATAAATAAATTTTCTTTACCAGTCCATATATCGTATCTTAGTTTATAAATACTTTTATTTTTTCTTTTAAAAGTAAATATTATTTCTTCACGATTTTTGTCAGATGCTTCATATTTAATATCTATTAGGTTAATTTTCATGTTAAAATAATGTTAGTTGTTGATTAATAATTTCGTTGATTATTTTTTGTGTTGCGTGAATATAATATGGGTAATTTATTTTATAATTATCAAAGTTGTTTTCTTCTTTATAATCATTAAATATAGTTACATTTTTACTTTGTTCATAGTTTATGATAACTCCATCTTTGTCATTCTTTTTAATTAAAGAACCACCGTTAGTAGATACATAATATCGTACAGATTTTTGTAAAATATCAACTTTGTATTCTTTATTTTGTATGTGGTGATATTCATTTTTAAATTTCGAGTCAATTTTTTTAGCGATACAAAAGTCATATATGTCTCTGTGGTTTCTTATGGTGTCTTTTATTGGTGTATTATTAACAAAGTATTCATACAGTGCTATGGAAACTATAGGTTTGTTCCAGCCCTTGTTTAAGGGGTCTGTGCTATTGTTAAATTGGGCA